CTGAAATGATCGCCGCTAATTAATTATGTGGGGCCTGCCAGAACGTCAACCATTTAACATTGGCCCCTATAAACTTTGGCCTTGTTTTAGTAGGCCAGAATTTCAATGGTTTGCAGCAGTAGATGGTAAGCCTCTTTATTTCCGCACGTCCAATGAAGCGAAATTATTTTTCAATGATCTGCTGGCAGTGGAAGACCCGGAGGGGCTATGCGATTAAAGGAAGTTTTCCATTCCTGCATGGGGAAAATTGGCTAGCCTGCCTGTTGTAAGTTTTGGGGCCGTAAGGCCCTTTCTTGTCTCTGGAACCAATGGTTGACAAAATTGCCCGCACTGGTAGGGTGCAAAGCTGGATGGAAAGCCCGAATGGACGGCTGCCGGTTAGCTGCACGGTGTTCAACGTGCAAGATTCAATGGAAGGAGAGGACGGCATTGAAGCGTCTTGGCGCTTTGTTAGCCATGGCCTGCGTAATGGTGCAGGAGTGGCGGTGCATCTTTCTGAGATTCGCCCCAAGGGCGAAGAAAATGGCAAAGGCTTGGTTGCTAGCGGGCCTATTAGCTTCGGCAAAATCTATTCGACGCTCAATGAAATTCTGAGGCGTGGTGGTTTATACAAAAATGGAGCTGTGGTCCTGCACTTGGACTACACCCACCCTGACGCCATGGAATTTGTCAATGTTTCCAGACAGGAACTGCCTTGGACGAAGCGTTGCCTTAATGTGGACGAGCAGTTTCTGGACAAGGCTTCGCCTGAGCTGATTAATGCCGCTCTTCGTGCCATCTCTGCTGGCGACCTCTGGCTCAATAAAATTCGCTACAACGACAAAGGCGAGCGCATCAGAGCGAATGTCTGCCTGGAAGTTTATCTTCCGCATCGTGGCACTTGCTTATTGCAGCACATTAATCTTGGCGCATGCAGCATTGATGAAATTAAAGGGGCTTTTATTGAAGGCATGACGCAATTGTGCGAGCTTCATGCTCAAACAGGCGTTGGCGACACTGGTGAATATCTTCCTCCCATTGTTGACAAGCAAGTGGGGCTTGGCCTGTTAGGTCTGGCTAATTTCTTGAGCATTCATGAAATTAGCTATGCCGAATTTGGCAAAGCGCTAAAGGCGTTTAATCAGGAAGATCCAGAAGATTGGTATGAAATTATGGACAAACCAGTGGGAAATGCTGTGTTTGCCATTCACCAAGGCATTCATGCTGCGGCTGACATTGCGCGTGAGGCTGGAATGGACCGTGCCTTTGCCATTGCTCCCACTGCATCGTGCTCCTATCGCTACCAAGATAGTCGCGGTTTTACTACCACGCCTGAAATTGCCCCTCCCATTGCTCGGGAAGTAGATAGGGACAGTGGCACGTTTGGCGTGGAAAGCTTTGATTATGGTCCCGTGGAGACTGCAGCAGAGGTGGGCTGGGACGCTTACAAGCTTGTTACAGACGAGCTTATTCGCATGTATCAAGCGAGCGGATTGCTCCATGGCTATTCGTTCAATTCGTGGAGCGATGTGGTTGTTTATGACGAAGCCTTCCTGAAGGATTGGCTAGAATCTCCTCAGACGAGCCTCTATTACAGCCTGCAAATTCTTCCGGACACTCAACGGAAGGATGATGCATATGCTGCATTGGACGACGATTTTAAGAGCATGTTTGGCTTAGACGATGAGTCTGAAGCTGAAGGCCCTTCTGCATCTTGTTCTTTGGAGGCTGGATTCTGCGCTGCATGCGCTGAATAACAAAGAAAAAGGGGGCTTGCGCCCCCTTTCTGCTCCTCACACCATCGCATAATAGTACGACAATGATTGCCGAGACCAAGAGCCCCGATTTTTCTGTTGAAAATGAAGGCCCCTATCTTTCCATGATTGCCAAGAAACGGCCTTGGCAGGCCGTGCCTGTGAGTAAAGGCAAGTTGCAAGAGGGGGGCGAGGATACGATTTTCTCGCTTCTTGCGTTGCGCCATTTGGAACTGCCCGTGAAAGACTTTCTGGAGCAGGGGCTACAGAAAGAGCTTCCTTCTACGCCTGGCATTGTTGAAGCGCTGCGCCATAACCAGCAGGATGAGCAGCGTCATGATGAGGCGCTGAACTATGTGACGGCTGCCCATGGCACGAATGAAAAGGCTGAGAAAGAAGCCCTGAACATCCTGAAAGCATGGCAAGAGCATCCTGCCCATCCCATTTTGAAAGCTGCCATTTTGGAGCGCAGCATTTTCTTTGTCGTTTTGCCATTTTTCCGTTTCAACGGCGATATTGGCATTCGTACTGTGGCTGCTGATATTAGTCGGGATGAGATTACGCACGTTGGCGTGCATAGTCTGATTGCTCGGGAGCTTGGCGAAACTGCTGGGCAGAGCCTGAACAAACTGCGCCGGGCCACTGCATTGTGGGCCTTTGATCAGCTTGGCGCCCATAGCAACAAATGGTTGGACAAAGACTTTTGGTTGCGTCAAAGTGACAATTTGTTTGAGAAGGGCAGGGCTGAGGAACTGAACGACACGGCTCGCAGTCGGATGCCGGCGTTCTTTGAGGCAGCAAACAATGATCTGCCTTCTTACGGGCGGTGAAACACTGTTAATATTGAGCCATGCCAGTTCTGAGGTCCACCGTTGGTAGTGGAGCGCCTTTCCTGGCCTGGGAAGCTAAGACAGCGCTGGGCACATAGCACAGAAGAGCCGGGTGCAATTCCCGGCCTTTCCATTGTTAATTGTTTCTAATGAGCGCTTTCGTCACGAGCGACACGCACTTTGGCCACGCCAAGATGCTGGAATTTATGCGTCCAGACGGAGAACGGCTGCGTCCTTTTGCCTCATTGGAAGAAATGCATCAAACGCTCGTAGAGCGTTGGAACAACGTTGTCCATGCGAAAGACAGAATTTACGTGCTGGGAGATGTGGCCATCCCACGGTCTGGCTTACATGTTTTAAACCGTCTTAATGGCAGTAAAGTATTGGTTCGCGGGAATCATGATATTTTCAAGCTTCAAGACTATGCAAAATATTTTGACGACGTGAGGGGAGCATTCTTCCGTGATGGTCTAATTTATACGCATATTCCCGTGCATCCTGCGAATTTAACGGGCAGATACATTGGCAATGTACATGGCCATTTGCATTGTCATTTAATTAGGCATGATGACGGAACTGTTGACAAAAGATATTTCAATGCATGCGTGGAAGTAAATAATTTTACGCCAGTGGCGTTAGATTGTATACAAAACTATTTTGGCCTGGGCCATGGACGAGCGTCGGACGTTCAACACGCCGATCAGGGAGCCATGGAACGCGCCCATTCATAATATTTTGAAGGCCATTGACAATCACATGGGCCTTTATTTGCAATATCGCGACCCTTGGCATTTGCAACAGGCTGCAATGTTGAGGAACTATTTAAGAGAGCTTAAGGCTTACATCCACAAAAGAGAAGGCAAATAAAAAGGCCCGCCGTAGCGGGCCGATGAGCTTAAGCCACGCAATAACGATGGCCGTGCAATGAGGCCAACTGAGCCTTGCGAAGACGGGCAGCTTTTTCAAGCTGCTGCTTCACGAGCAACAGAGTGTTCATGGCGCTCTCCATGGTCCACCTCCCGTTCCGTAGGTGGGTGTCATGCGCCCCATGTGGGGTGAACGTAGATGCAGCTTAGCATGATACCCTCGGTGGGAGTCGAACCCACACTGGAGCGATTTTAAGTCGCTTGCCTCTGCCGGTTGGGCTACAAGGGCTAGACATCGAGGCGTCGAGGCGGGGCTTCAATCCGCCTGTGTACGACATTTAACTATGGGTAGGCCCATAGCCTCGATTGGTCTGCAAGACAGTGCCTGCCACTGTCTAGTTGTAACGCTGGCCAGCGTGCTTCGCGAAAGCCCCAAAAGCATAGCACGCATGTTGCCTACACGTCATATTCCTTGCATTCTTGGCTGTCGGGGTGGGCCCGGCAATAGTCGTCAAACGTGCCTTCCTCGTCGAGGCATTGCTCCAGCGCTTCAATTTGCCCCAAGCGCTTGGCATCGTCCTTAAGCTTGGGCAATAGCACGGGAATATAAAGGTGTTCGGCTGCTAAAAGCTGCAAAGAAGTTTGCTTGCTAGTGGTGCCATTCTCAAGAAGCGCAATTAAAAACTGCGTTTCTTGCATAGTTAATTTGCAATAAGCCACGCCAATAAAGAACTATTGTTTGAAAATCATACTAGGAGATTAAGCTTTCGATCCATCCAATGTCATCATCTTTAGATGCGGCCAAGATTGCACCAGCCATTGCAAACGCTAAGTCGTCAATCCCCGTAGCCTTGCCACCAGTAACAGTCCATTGCCCACTGGGCTTGTAAGTGACAGTAAGGTTTTTGATTTGCATGATTGCTTTTTCGTGGCGGTATAAATTGATTTGCCCTGCATTGAACAGTTCCCGCATCTTGCTGAAAGCTTTCATCTTGGAGCTAACAGTCCAAGTGAGTTCTGTGATAGGCAAATCACCAGCGAGAGTTTGAATGGTGCCAGCACTGTTGAACTGGTCCATCACAATCGTGTCAAAGACGTATAGGCGATGCTGCTCTTTTATCCAATCTTCCACTGCATTGATATTCACTTCCATGCGCCCGTTGATTTCAAAATCAGCAGCAAAGGAATGAAACTTGTCAACGACTAACGTGCCGTTTTCAAAATGAACAATACAAGCAGTGTAATCATCACGCCCAACGCCGCCTCTGGCAGGGTCGAGGGCCAATACATAAGCACCTTGGAACTGGGCCCTGGGTGGTAAAGCCGCTCGACGGTCATCAATACAGGCGTCAACAACATCGCTAGCAACGAGAGCGGAAAGATTACTGGCGAATTGAGCGCCATATTCCACTTTAAATTTTTCAGGGTCGCGCTGTCTCTCTGTGTCAAGAAACTCTTGCGAAATACGAGGGTTCATCTCCCATGTTGGGAGATTGATGGCCTGCATGAAAGGGAAACGGCCAGATGCTGCTTCTTTAAAATGCTGATAGAAGATGCCGTCAGTAAGCCATGGAGAGGAGAGTTCTAGGATGCGCCCATGACCGCCAAACTGAGCGATAGAAGGAGAAAGAGCGTCATAAATGCCACGTCCGCCGGAGTTAGCATCGCCTTCTGTGGCGAATGCAAGTTCATCAAAAACAGCACCGGCGCAAGCGAGACCACGAGCAGCACGCCCGGAAGTTGGTATAGCTTTAAAAACGCAGTGGTTACTAATTTCAATGATGTCGGCAGTTTCACGAACAATCTCCTGAGCGAAGGGACTTTCGATGATGAGCTGCCGGATGTTGTTTAGGGCAATACGAGCCTGATCTTGACTGTTTGCAACAGTTACAACGTACCAGCGTTCTCCTTTTCTTACTTTACGACGATATTGTTCTTCTAGGACGAAACACATATAGATGCAGGCAATGGCTGCCATGAGCGTCTTGCCTGAGCGTCGCCCGAGAGCCCACACTGCATGCGACTTGCCGGGCTGAAAAAATTCATCGAGAATTTCAGCCTGTTTATGAAAAAGCTCTAAATGAAGAGCGTGTTTGGCGAAGTCTGAACAGCGAAGCATTACAATAATGACGAAAGAGGCTGTAAATAGTGCTTGGGAACGAAGAAGGCCGGGCGGCCTTTAACGTGCTCTTTTTTCCATTGATCTTTCATGGCGTCTTCACTTTTTATCCAGCCATGCACAAGAGTTTTTCGATTTTCAATGGTCACGAGAACAAATATTTTTCCAGGCTTTTCATCCAATTGCACCACTAAATCATAGTAGTGGCGAGCACGAGTTTTAACATCAATATTGGGAGGGAGGTCTGCGGAGCCTCGTTTGGCCGTGGTTTCCTGGTAGAGAAAGTGTTCCATATCGAGCAGGGCGGCGACGGCCATCTCTCCTGCCGCTCCAATGAGATGGAGGCGGAGAGCTTCGCTGCCTGACGTTGCACCATTGTTCCGGCCCTTAAGACCTAGTGCGGAATTGACGGCTTGACGGCGGTGGGCTTCGGCGTAGACAGCCTTGCGCTGCTCGTCGCTGAAAGCAAATTGCAGAGGGCTAGCCATACTGGCCATAACAACCAGGCCAATGTAGCCAGCTTTTAGAATGAAAGCAATACATAATGGCCTTAAGAAAGTCAATGGATAACGAAATGGTCGATTTGGGGCATGCTTCTGAGGGCGGACTGCGTGCTGACGGGCTGCAAAACGTGCTCATTGGCATGGGCACTAGTCGCGATAAGGGCCAGTACACCAAGACCACGGCTACAATTTTCCTAGCGCAAGAGGAGCTGGAGAATTTATATGGTGAATGGTTGCCTCGTCGCATTGTTGACATTTATGCTGACCAAGCCACTCGGAAAGGCTTCAAAGTATTGTTTGGCGGAGACGGCGTTAGAGCCGAAGAAGTGCAAGGCATTGAGCAAGTAATTGAAGACCTCTACATCCTTGAATTCCTCAACCTCGCAGCAAAGAACTCTCGTCTATATGGAGGCGCTTGCCTACTTCTGTTTATTGATGATGGTCGTCCCGCTTATATGCCTGTCGATAGAAGGAACATTCGTCGCGTGGAGGAAATTGAATGTTTGGACAGGTGGCAAATTGCCCCAGTCATCTCTGAGGAAAACCTCTACGACTATTCAAAGGCCAATTACTATCAAATTATTTCCGGCGATTTAATTAACGAACCCACGTTGTCCTACATCCATAAGGATAGGATTTTGCGGTTTGATGGGGATTGGCTGCCTTATCGCATTAGGCAGCGGAATTATGGCTGGGGCATGAGCAGCCTTCAAACTGTTTATGACAGCTTCCGCCACTATTGGACTGGCTTAAATTCAGCGGCCACGTTGCTCACTGAGTTTGATATTTTTGTGCATAAAGTGAAGGGGCTTGCGGCGATGCTGGCAGCCGGAAAGGAAGGTGCTGTCAGGGACAGGCTGCAAGTTAATGATATGAGCAAGAGCGTTTATCGCGGCTATGCGATTGACGCGGAGAAGGAGGAGCTTGAATTTATTAGTCGTAATTTTGGCGGCATTGGAGAAGTGTTGGAGAAGCTGCGCGTTGACATTATTGGCGCCAGCAAAATTCCTCATACCGTACTGTTTGGCGAAAGCCCGAGCGGACTGGGCTCGACTGGCCGCAGCGAAGAGCGTGATTTTGCCAAGACGCTTGCTGACTATCAGAGCGTCCATTTCAAGCGGCCTATTAAAAAGCTGATGGAATACATCATGCTGAGCAAAGAGGGTCCGACGAATGGAAAGCTGCCTGAGTCGTGGCGCATCTCCTTCAACCCATTGTTTGAACTAAATGAGCGGGAAATGGCGGACGTGCGGGCGCGTGTGGCGGCTGTAGATGGCCGTTACATCCAGCTTGGCGTGCTGAGTCCGAAGGAAGTGGCGGACGCCCGTTACGGCGGTTCTGAATGGAGCATGGAACTTACACTCGACCCGTCTGTCATTCGCGAACTTCCCGCTCAAGGTGGGGGTGGTTCCACTCAAGGGCGGGGTGGTTTTGCTGTGCCGCCCGGTGGTCGCGATCCAATGAATGAGGAGAATGGCACGTTACCGATGGATGGAAGTCGTGAAGTGGAAGACTCGGCTGGTTTGTTTCTGCCCCGCGATCTTGAGAAAGTGCGTGGCGACGTGAAATTTACTGACAAGGAGCTGCATTCTCGCGCTGTTAGCGCAGCCAAAGCGAAGTTCAAAGTGTGGCCTTCGGCTTACGCCAGCGGCTATGTGGTGCAGCAATATAAGCAAATGTTCAAGAAGAAGCACGGCTCATTAAGCGGAGCTTTTAAAGGAGACGAAGGTGAAATCCATGCCGATGATCTTGAGCAATGGTTTAAAGAAGAGTGGGTGAGGATTGGCACCAATGGCGAAATCATGGGGCCATGCGGCGGACGTGAAGAAAAAGAGGGCAAGCCAAAGTGTTTACCTAAGGCCAAGGCTCAGGCTATGAGCAAAGAGGAGCGGCAGACAATTGTTGCCCGCAAGCGCAAGGCAGATCCTGATCCAGAGCGCCGTGGTCCGGCGAAGATGGTTAGCAGCAAAGTGGATGCTCAAAATCCCAATGCCCACGTTTACAAGACGCAAGAAGAGGCTGAGGCCACGGCAGCAAAGATTGGCTGCGAAGGTTTCCATGTGGAGCAAACAGAGGATGGCCCCATTTATATGCCATGCTCCACTCATTCCATTTTTGAGAAGAAGCACGAAGAGTTTCTCGCTCAAAAGCAAGATGCAATTGAGCCGTTAAAGACCAGCGGCCTAGTGTTAGGGGATGTGGACGAAGCTTCGTTAATTTCCGAAGAGGACATTGACGCTGCATTGAATCAATGGAAACAAGAGGCGCCGGAGCGGTTTAAGGACATTCTGGAGGCTGAGGATGTCCAACCCTCTTAATCCGCTTTCGGAATTCTCCGCTTCCATTGCTCGCTTTGATGCTGAATGGAACTACGACCCTATTAGCGGGCGTTATCGCGGAGCGAATGGACGCTTTCTTTCTCAAACTGCCGTGGAGGCTTTAGTCGATGGTCGCATTTCTAATCTTGGTCGGCTCCTACGCCGTTATACAAGCATGCTTGATCGTGGCGATATCACGTTGGATCAGTGGCAAGAAAGTGTTCGGCAAGCGTTAAAGTTGGCTCACGCACAGGCTGCAATGATTGGCAGTGGTGGTCGTAATAGCATGACTCCAGTTGAATGGGGGCGGATTGGCCAAAGGCTTCGTGCTGAGTACCGTTATCTGGAGGTTTTTGCTCGCGATTTGTTGGCCGGTGGCGTATCTACTCCCATGGCTCTTGCTCGCATTGGGATGTATGCTGAAAGTGTGCGAGGTGCTTACTGGGAAGGCACATCCATGCGGCAAGAGCGACAGGGATACAGCCTGATGGGGCGCATCCTTGATAGCCAGGCCAAGCATTGCCAGGATTGCCTGGACTATGCAGCACGAGGCGTTGTGCCAATTGGCAGTTTGCCACTGCCAGGGCAGCGCTGTGCGTGCCGTTCCAATTGCAAATGTAAGGTAAAGTATCTGCGTCAGCAAGCGCCTGTCGTGGCGGTTTAGTCATGGATGTGTTGATTGGAAGCACCGGCCTGATTGGCGGCATTCTCCAGGAACATCAGCAGTTCAACCATTCGTACAATTCCAGCAATTTATATCGTGCTTCATTGTTAAACGGCACGATTGACAAGCTGTATTTGGCATGTTTGCCAGCGGAGAAATGGAAGGCCAATCAAGACCCGGCGAAAGATTTCTTCAACATGCAAGAAATTGCAGCCACTATTCGTCCATGGGAAGTGAAGGAGATCATTCTTTATTCCACCATTGACATTTATAAACATTCTTTTGGCAGTTTGGACTATGGGCGCGTGAGGCGCATCTTTGAACTGCTTGTGAAATCAATGTTTCCAAATAGCGTGGTGAAAGTCATTCGTCTTCCTGCATTGTTTCACAAGCGCATTAAAAAGAACGTTTTGTTTGATTTGCTAAATAATAATAATGTTGATCAAATTAACGGAAATTCTGCTTATCAATGGTACGACTTAAACGATCTATGGGAAGACACTTTAGAGATTAAGGAAGCTGGAATTTACGATTTATTTTCTGAGCCCATTGAAACGCAAGAAATTCTTGATCGTTTCTTTCCTGAAGCCAAAGTGAGTTATGGCTCCCGTATTGACTATCATTGCGGGAGTTATAAATACGGCAAAGAAGAAATGCTTGCAAAAATGGAGGCGTTTATCAATGCTTATCGGAATTAGTGCGATTGGCTGGGAGCCAGAACAGGAGGAGCAAATTTTAAGCGCCAATGCCGGGGCGTTTAATCTGCTGGAGATTGTTCCTCATCGAGTGTTTCAGCAACGTCTTGATTGTGCAGACTTAGCAAAGAAATATAGGGAAGAATATGGTCTTTGGGCATATTCTGCTCAAGCTTTGTTTTTCGGCAGCAATGTAGAAAGTTTTGAAAATACCGAGGCCACTCAAGAGCATTTATTGCGCGTTATTAGGTTAGGTTCTTTTATGGGAATTAAGCGCTTTGTTCTTGGCAGTCCCGGTCTCCGGCGTGGAAGTCCTGCCTGTTTAATGAACGTGCTTCGCCGCATGGACAAGATTCTGGAAGCCAATGATGCCATTCTGTGTATTGAACCAGTGGCACGGGCATTTGGCGGAAAATATTTTCACACTGTTGGTGAAATTGTCAATTTAATTGACTATTACAATTTGAAAAATGTCAAGACCATGCTCGATACAAACAACGCATGGCTAGAGGGCGATAGCCCTAAAAAGATATTGGGACATTATCTTCCTTACATTGCTCACGTGCATATCAGCGACACTGATAATGGACCACTATTAAATAAATATGAGCACGAGCAAATTAGAGAAATGCTGGGCATGCATGGTTACCAGCTTGGCATTATTCGCGAACTTTTTAAGGCTAAAAATTATCTTCGTGAATATCCACTGTTCAGGCAAATCTATGCCTGATTGATAATGGTTTGAATGTGGTTTTTAATGGCATAGACACCTTGAATTTTGCCAGTAAAAATAGAAACAAAGTTATCACGTTGGCGATAAACGGGCATACGATTGGCGCTTCTGTCTTTAATCTTGGCCTTGGTAGAGCACACTGGCGCCACGGGTCTTAGATATAAATTAAAGTCCGGCCAATATTGCCTTGCATGATCCTCCATTTTTAAGCGATGGAGATTGTAGTCGTGATCGTTGTAATTGTCAACAGGACGAGCGCTTTGCGACAAAATCCCATGCCTTACGTGGCTCAAAGACATAAGCCCTTCGCCATAGGGATAGAGGGAGAATAATTCTCCGTCAATGTAAGTAAGTGCGCCAAAGGGAAGAGGCCGTTCAATGGTATAGAGCATCATCATGACGCGCTCAAAAAAGCAATTCTCTTCTGGCTTCAAAAGAAAGTTGTTAGTGCAATCAAGCACTAAATCATAGTCTTGTTGTAAAAGGGGAAGTTCATTGGCAACTATTTCTTCATGCACAACAAATGGCGAGAGAAGAGCTTGAAAATATTCTCCTGCCAATACAGGGTTGATAAATTTTTCTGGCGTGGCAATGGCACAGGAAGTGTTGTCTAGCCACGGGGCGTAAACCACGCGATGCGGCCATTCATCAAAAATTGTCAAAATTGTTGTGTCGTCCAACAAGCTTTCGTCTTGCGAAACAGCGTACAAATTGTCCGTAATGTCTTCAACAAGATGACCGTAGTCTTTTAAGAACGCATGGAAAGTAGTGCGGCACAATTGGCGCGTCCTTCCATTTCGTGCATAGTGATAACCATAGTGCAAGCGATTCTGATTGATCAGCGATGCCTCGCTAATCAAATGATCATTGCGCTCGTAAATCGTAATGTTGTGTTCTTTGCTGAACTCTTTGGCTAGATGACAGCCCACCCAGCCGCCTCCGATGATGGCAATATTTTTCATCAGATGTCAAGACAGAGGACTGGCTGCACGCCTTGCCAATTGCTTTTGGCTTTATAGAGGTCTAACTGGGGAAAATATTCAATGCGACGGGCAAAACCAGTGCCATATGCGTCTGAATGGCCTTGGTAGTTCCATTCGTCGGGACCATGGCGATCAGGATGATAAACGTGAGTGGGTGCGTCGTTTAATTTCCAGAGCATGTAGTCCTCATTTGGCACGCCCCATTGCTTCCATCTTTGCAGGGCCTCAGGCGAGCAGTCCATGTTTCGGATGGCCATCAAGCGGTCCTTGTGGCGCAGGAGGTAGTCCATGCGATACAGGCCAATGCTCATTGATGGCGTGCCCTTGAGGGCCACTTTCTCTGGACTGTCTACTGGTAACGACAAGGCAAGTTCGTAAAACAAGGGGCCAGCGATGCAGGTGTCGTGCAGGAGAAACCAATAGTCGCTGTGGATGTTGTTATCGACAATTTCAATGAGAGGAGTGTATTCAAAAGAGTTTTGCGGCGTCAACAGCATTGGCACGCCTTCGTAGTCCGTGATTGTCAGGGAATCTTCCCATCCACCATTGACAATCAAAATATGCTCTTTGGCAATGCCATTTTGGAGTAGGGAAGGTACGATCACCTGCAATGTATGCGCTGCAAACTTCTGACAAGTGCTAATGCAGAAGCGCATTGAAGCTGGTGATGGTCGCATGGTTCGTCTCTTGCGCCCATAGTATAAACGCGGCTTATGATGGCGAAGATTCTTGTTTTGTCATGGCAAAAATTCTGTATTGCGGCGATGCTTTTGTGGAAACTGGCTTTGGCCGTGTGGCGGAAAACCTGCTTCCCGCATTGGCCGAGGAGCATGAAGTGAGCGTGTTGGCCGTTAACTATCATGGCGATCCAGACAAAGAAGCTCGTAAATACAACACCTACCCGGCGATGCTGCATGGCTCCGATCCATTCGGCTCTCATCGCATTGGAGAGCTAGTACAAAAGATCAAGCCAGATTTGGTGTGGGTGACAAATGATATTTGGATAGGCATCAGCTTATGGAAGGCTGTTAAGGCTTTTAAAGAAAGCATCGGCTTCAAATTCTTTGTTTATACGCCAATTGACAGCTACGGTTTGTTCCCCGAACTGTTGGAGCCCATTAACGAATGGGATGGCGTGGCCACTTATACGGAATTTGGCGCCGAAGAGCTTCGCAAGATTGGCTATGAAAAACCAATTGGCATTATGGGGCACGGCACTGATTTCACCAAGTTTTTCCCGATGGACAAAGCCGAATGCCGAGAAAAACTGGGCGTTCCGCTAGATGTTTTCATTGTTTTCAATGGCAATAGAAACCAGCCCCGTAAGCGCATTGACTTAACCATTAAGGGCTTTATCAAATTTGCCAAGGACAAGCCTGATGCAAGACTATGGCTGAATATGGGCAGCAAAGATATGGGGTGGGATTTGATTCCGTTGTTTAAGCGCGTAGCGAGAGACGAAGGCTACGACCCAACCGGCAAACTTATTTTGACGAGTCCAAGCTTTTCGACGGCCAATTGTCTTACTATTGAGCAGCTCAACATGGTCTATAACGCTTCAGACATTGGCATCAACACTTGCATTGGGGAAGGCTGGGGCTTGGTCAACACTGAACATGCAGCAACTGGCGTGGCTCAGTTGGTGCCAGATCATACGAGCTGCAAGGAAATCTTTAGTGGCGTGCCGCGCATTGCCATTGAAAGCTGGGAAGTGGACAGGAATTATGGCCTTGATCGTGGCCAGCCATCGCCTGATCATTTAGCCGAATTGCTCACGATGTATTACGAAGATCGAGAGCAATTGAAGGCTGATGGCGAATGGTGCAAACAGCGCATTGAAGAATTCACTTGGCCTGGTATTACGCAACAGATGCTGGACCAAGTGGAGGCAGTTTTGGCCATGGAGCCAGAAGAGCCTGAATTCAAGGGCTTTGGCACTCCTGCAAAAATTGATTGATAGCCATGCAGATTTCTCAAATTTTTCTAACCACTAATCCAGAAGAAAAGCTTTCTCCTTTTCTTCAATATGCCACTAGCACTATTGATACAGTATTTCCTAAAGCCAATCATGTCATTTACAACAATGAACAACTCCGTGATTTCATTGGTTCTGTTTATGGTGAGCACGTTTTATGGGCTTACGATTCGTTACGTCCTTTTTCGTATAAAGCTGATCTTGGGCGCTTCTGTCTCCTCAATCATTTTGGCGGCTGGTATTTCGATATTGCTATTCGCGCTGTTAATGCTGTGGACGTGGGAGATCGCATTAAATTTTTAGCCTTCCGCGACATCCAGCGATTTAGTTATACCAGTTGGGCTTGTGCCACTACTGTTTTGTATTCTCAGCCTAACAATGAGGCATTACAAGCTGCCATTGAAATGATTGTGGCCAACTGCGTGCAGCAGTATTACGGCATCACACCATTGTGCCCCACTGGCCCCACGCTTCTTGGCAAGGCGCTGGCGTCTAACGGAAGTCAGGCAGATTTTGTTTATGGAGACTATCTGGAGCTGACGCCCACGCACGAACAGAAGAATAGGGCGTTTGTGCTTCCCGATGGCACTATCATGGCGTGGAGCAAGCCAGCCGGAGGCGGCGACCTCACTGGACTGGGCGCCAAGAGCGTCAACAATTACAACGAACTATGGGCTGCGAGGCAAGTGTATGAAACCGTCTGATTACACCATCTATGCAGTTTGCATTCAAAACGAAAAGGTTCGTTATGAAGCGCAATCAAAAATCATCCCGATCATGGGCGGGGCCTGCAACATTGTCGATGCAGAGCGCAGGGCTTTGCGGAAGCAAGGTTATATGTTTGACGACGAAGGAGCGTTTATTTCCTCTTTAAATAGGCGATGGGGAGAACTATCTTGTGTGCATTGGATGTTGCTAAATGCTGAAGAAGCAAACATTGGCAATGCCCAATATCGTCGGAATTGGATAGAGCCTAAGTCCGGATGGTATGCGGAGGATGTGCTTTACGTGCCAGAGCCGGCTGTGTTTAGTTGCACCTTGGAGCAGCAGTTCTATGGCGGCCATTCAGAGTTTGACGCTCCTGCCATCACTCGCGAACTTGCTGATACTGGTGCCTGGGTATTCACGCGAGAAGAGATTGACAAATTATGGGCGCAAAATCTGTTTATTGGTTGCAACATGGCTCGCGGTCCGAAGCAATATTACAAGCAATTTATGACCACTCTGTTTGTTTGCTTATTGCCCATTTGGGAAAAGCATAAAGAACATTTTCTTTCCATTGAAGGTTATGACAGGCGAGCATTAGCGTTCATTGCAGAGCGCTTGCTAACTGGCCTGGTTTTATACCGTGACAAATTCTTTCCTGGCATGACTATTGAAACAGCGCCGATAGGATTTATTCATTGAGTATGCTTAAAGAAAGCATTACGACCATGACCAAGAAGGAAAAACAGGCCAAAGTGGCCAAGGTGATGCGTGAATTTAAAGCTGGCACGCTAAAGGGCAGCGACAAAAAACCTGTAAAGAATCGTAAGCAGGCCATTGCAATTGCCCTTTCAGAAGCCGGCATGAGCCGTCAGGGCAAGAGCGATGAATATTGGGATAATTATTTCATGACCCTCATTGGAGAAGAAGAAGAGGAAGAAGGCATGGAAGAAGAAATGGAGGATGCCTCCTGCGGAAAAAAGCGCTGAGGGGCGACGCAGAAAGCTTCTCCCCTCCTGCTGGCGTTAGAAGCGCCGCCCGTCGCGGCCTAGAGCTTCGCAAGAAGCATAAAAAAGGCGGACTAACTACGCAAGAGGCCGGGAAGCAAGGCATTGGTAGCGGCGTGGCTCGCGCTAGTGATCTAGCTGGTGGTGGAGCCGTAAGCTTCGCCACAATTAAGCGTATGGCTGCTTTCTTTTCTCGCCACGAGAAAAACAAGAGCGGCGGAGAAAACGATGCTGGTTATATTGCTTGGCTGCTATGGGGCGGCGATGCCGGTAGGGCGTGGGCAAATCGCATTATTAAGATGGTAGAAAGTCGTCAAAAAGACCAATGAGCGAATATGTGCGCGTCATCGAAGAAGAAGACGAAGGCATTGGTCTTTTGAAGGCGCTAGCCATTCTTTCCGCAAACGAACACCGCAATACTTCCCAGTGGGAACTCGTTGAAAAGCAATGCTTTAAGAATGGTCGCTTAGATGAAACTCACATCTATGTGATGAGTGTTTACGAAAAGCCCGACCCTCATTTTGACCCCACCAAGTTTCTCACGTTTGAAATTGAGGCGATGGCTAAAGCTTATATCATGGAAGGCATTGAAAGTCAACTTAGCGAGCTTCGCGGAGATGACGACGAAGATTAATGTCGCGTATGGGCGATAAAAGACGGATAGCCCATCAGCCATAACACGCTTATCCCATAGAGGCCGCTGAGGGTGCGAATTTGCACGCAGTCTGGCGGGACAGTGGCGCGTTCAATGCGTGAATAAGAGCTTTGACTGATATGGAGAATTTCAGCCACATCCTTTTGTGAAAGGCCGCTATTTAAGCGAGCGTCCTTGACACGCTGAGCAATGAGCAATCGCGCCTGCTGATGCGGCATTTTAAGCACATCGGCGTTGCTCTTTGCCAGGAACATCATAACGCTAGTCGAAATTGAATAAGCTTTTTTATTGTAATAACAATTTTTTGGTAAAGTATAAGCATGAGCACCACATCTTGTCGGTACGATTTCTCGCCAATTGAGAAATACGAAATGACGCCAGAAGGCTATCTTCGGGCGTGGGCTTCGATTGCTCGCACTGGCATTCAGCTCTATACAGATGCTGATGGCTCTGTGCGGCGAGAGTATCGTCCAGAAACAGAAGTGGCGTCTCCCGAGAGTCTTGCTTCGTTTGCGGGCAAGGCAATCACTTCGGAACATCCCCCTGTTCTTCTTGATGCCGACAATACTAAAGACTACCAAGTGGGCTTTAGCGGCACTGAGATTGTCTATGACAATGGTTTCGTCAAGGCCGTGATGACAATCACGGACAAGGATGCCATTGAGCGTATTATGCGGGGAGATGCTCGTGAGGTAAGCGCTGGCTACAGGGTGAATTATGATCCCACGCCTGGCGTTACAGAAAGTGGCGAAAATTACGATGGCATCCAAAAGGAGATCATCGGCAATCACATCGCTATTGTTCGTCGGGGCCGCGCTGGCCCGCAAGTGAAGCTCCATCTTGATCGTCAAGATGCAGCCGATCTATCTTTATTCTCTACTACAGGAGACCATCTAATGACTGCAAAAGTCGTTTTTGATGGCGCCGAGTTTGAGGTGACGGAGAGCGTTGCTCTTGCGATCACTAAAGAACGCGAAGACGCCAAAATGTCCTACGAGGACATGAAGAAAAAATACGACGAGCTGCAGGCCGCCGCCGATGCCATGAAGTCCGAAATGGACGCCATGCAGAAGGAAATGAAGGGCAAGTGCGATTCCGCTGAGGGTCGCGCCGATGCTCTGGCCGAGCACGTCGAAGAACTGAAAGGCGAACTGGCTGCCGCCAAGGAAATCAATCTTGATTCCATGATTGAAGAGCGTCTTGCTCTGATTGAAAAGGCTAAGCCTGTTCTGGATGCCGCCTATGAATTTAGCGGCAAAGAAGCCCGTGAGGTGATGGTGGACGCCATCAAAGCCGTGCGTGGCGATAGTGTTGATCTGTCTGAAAAGTCTGATGACTATGTTCAGGCCATGTTTGACACTCTGGCCGAATCGTCCCGCGATGATTCTGTTGCCACTGATGAGCTGCGTAAAGCCGTGGCTTCTATTGCTTCTCCCATGAGCGCACCGTCTTCCTACATGGAGACCTTGCAAAATGCATGGAAGAAGCCCCTCTCCATCTCTAAGGAGGCTAAGTAATTATGGCCGTTTCTTTCTCCGCTTCGGGCACTGCCTCCGCTGGCGGTGTGCAACAGGCTTACGCCCTGGCTCACACTGCTTATCTGGAAGGTGGCCTGTCTGACATTCGCGACAACACCATCTCCACCTCGATCAACGAAACCGGCGCTGTTGTGCCTTTCGGTGACGTGGTGGTCTATAACAATGCTGGCACTGTTGCCAACTCTGCCGTCACTATCTCTGGCGCTTCCGATACCGTTCTGGGCATCAACGCTCTCACCTATGTGGATGAGACCGCTGAAGACGCCAATGGCCGCCCTGGCGTGAAGAACCAGCAAGCCATGAACGTGGTGAACGAAGGTGCAGTTGCCGTCTATGTGACTGGCGCCGTCACCCCCAAGTCTGTCGTTCGCGTGCTGTATTCGGCAAGCGGTACTGGCAAGGCTGGTCAGTTCTCGCACGCTTTCGCTTCTGGCAAAACCGTCCGTCTGGCTAACGCTCGTTTCCTCACCTCTACTACTAGCAGCGGTATTGCCCTGCTGGAGCTGAATGGTCCGAGCTTCACTCTCTCTGCTGATTCTTGATAGGAGGCCCTACCAATGTCTGAATTCCGTATGGATGAAGCGGGTCTGTTTCTTGAGCGTCAGCTTGAGTTCATCCGCCCCCAAGTGTTTGAAGTGCAGTATGCGGATATCAAATATCCGACTGTGCTGCCCGTAACTTCTGAAGCCGGTCCTGGCGCTCAGACCTTCACCTACCGCATCATGGATGCCACTGGTGAGTTTAAGCTGATCGCTGATGCTGCTGATGATCTGCCCCGTGCCGACATCAGCCAGACCGAGAAGAGCATCAACATCCGTTCCTTCGGCGGTAGCTTCGGCTACACCGTGCAGGAACTGCGTGCTGCTCAAATGGCCAATATCGCCCTGGAGCAGCGTCGCGCTGCTGCCGTGCGTCGCGCTTACGAAGAGAAAGTGGAAGACCTCGCTTTCTTCGGTGAGAGCACCGTGGGTCTGTCTGGCTTCTTCAACAACTCCACCGTGGATGTGGTGGCCGCTGACAAGTGGTTCAGCACTGCCACTGCCCAGGAAATGCTGGAACTGCTGAACTATGGCGTGACTGCCATTATCAACGCTTCCAAAATGAAGGAGCAGCCCGACACCATTCTGATGGCTTGGGAAGATTACAACAAAGTGAGCACCACTCGCAATTCCGATTCTTCGGACGTGACCGTGCTTGAGTACTTCCTGCGTACCAACCCCTACATCCGCAACGTTGAGCCCATCAACCAACTGGATGCTGATAACAGCGTGCTGAACACCAACCGCATGGTGGTGTACAAGCGTGATCCTGAGAAAGTGCAACTGCACGTTCCTCAGCCCCTGGAGCTGTTCCCCCCTCAGCAGCGCGGTCTGGAATTCATCGTTCCCGCCCCTGCTCGCGTTGGTGGTGTGGCCCTGTACTATCCCAAGAGCGTTATCTACGTTCAGGCCAACGCCTGAGGATAGTTAACAAGAAAGGGACGTTAAGCTATTGACAATTGTTTTTTTGAACAATGCTCATTGCTTATCGTCCCGAACTTGAAAATCCCCCTCGTGAGGCGGGCTTCGGAATTATCACTAGAACTGGTCTCATCCAGCTTGTTCCAGGACTTAATCAGGAAATTCCTGATGACAAATGGAGCGAAGCTAAAGAGAACATTGCAGTGAAGAAGCTTATGGCGATTGGGGCAATCGAAGAGATGAAAGAACAAGTGATGGTAGAGGATCTGCCTGAGTCTGTTCAAAGTCTTGCCGAGCTGCCCCTCACCCAAGCCATTCGTGCTATTGAACTCATCCATGATGCTGATCGCTTAGCTGATTGGAAGAAAATTGAAGGCCGAATTCGTGTAAGGAATGCTATTGCCAAACGCACTGAAGCCATTCGCATTGGAAAAGCTTAATCATGGCCGTCACCTACGCCAGTTTTTTGGACAGGTTTCCTGAATTCACGCCCCATCCATCGGGAATTGTGAATGGTGCCATTACAGAAGCAACTTACGATGCCTCGGCTGACGTGTTTGGGGATCAAACTGATAGGGCAGTTAAGTTTTTAGCTGCTCATATCATTGCCGTACAACTTGCTCAAATGGGCATCCAAATTGGTGCCACTGACGGCAAAGTGTATGGCGAGGGGCTTGATGCTTCTCAATATGGTCAAGAGTTTAAACGTCTCTTAAGTTCTCTTCCTTCGACTGCCGTTGGTTTTGTTGTATGAGCAACTTCCTGGAGCCACTTGCTAATGCCACTCTGGTATGGTATGTGGCTTCAGGGTATGCGCTTGATAGCGAAACCGGCAATTACGTGCCCACAGCGACTGGCATTACTTACTATGCATCGTTAAGGCAAAAGCGTGCTCCGCAGTATGATCATCTTCTCGGAGCAGATCAAACGGCAGTTTATATGGAGGGGAGGCTTACGTCTCCTCTTGCTTTTTCTGGAGTGACGCCTGGCGATTCTGCTCAGGCGACCATCAATGGAAGGGAAGGACGCTTTGAACTATTGCCAAACGAGGAAATTGCTATTCATTATTGGCAGTTCCTCGGCACGCCAATTAGGGGAATTTTTAGACTAATTGGCAAAGGAAGCGTGGACAACGCTTAATCACTTTCCCTTTTCATTGCTGAGGATTTCCTCTCATGCTCTACCATCCCACTGAACTGGTAAAGAGCCAAGACGTGATTGTGCGCGTTGGCTCTATTGGCGGCACTGCCCGTCCAATTATTACCCAGAGCGGCGCCACCTTTACCGTGAGCGGTGCTCCTACGCTTTACACTCTGCAAGCTGCCA